TTGTCGTCGGCGTTCCCGTGGGTGTCCCAGCGCAGCCGGGGATGTACAGGAAACCGTTCGCGGCGTTGGTCGCAATCGCCGCAGTGCCGATGACAACATTCTGACTCGTGTCGATCCGCGCAGCCTCGGTCGGCGTGTTCCCCGTGAGAAAGGCCATATCGTTCGCGGTTCCAGACCCGATACGGCACGTCTCTATCCGCCCAAGCCCGGAGACGGTGTACATCGCGATGTACCCGGCATTTACCGCAGCGCTGGAATCGAGCCCGATAAATCCGGCTACGTTACTTCCCCCGTTGGGGATTGCCTGAACCAGTGTGCGACCGTTTGTCGTTGTGCTTTGAAAGCTCGTGACGTTCGCGAACGTGCTCGTTGTGAAGTCTCCGCGAATCCGACCCAATGGGGCGAAATCAACCCTGGAGTCAAACGTTGCAGCCCCCGTGGTATGCAGGGTCCCTTGAACTTCCAACTTGTACCCGGGGTCCGATGCCAGTGTGTTGCTCGTGTAGTCCGTCAGCAGCATATTGCCGCTGCGGAATAGCACCTTAAACACCTGAATATCTGAACCGTTTGGCGAGTAGCCAGCACACAGCGCGTCAGGGACATCGGTAGATAACGACGACCCACGACCAAACACCTGCATCGCATAGTTGTTGCGGATGCTGATCTGGTGATACGACGCGTCGGTCTGTGTTGGCCGCGAAAACAGCGTGTACCAGACCTTGTATTCCGGCACTGTCCCGACCACGCGCGGGATTACGGAAACGTATGTGCCCTCGTCCGCCGTATTGCTGTTCTGGATCGAGACGTTGCCGCCGTACCAGTCGCCCGTGATCTTGCCGCCAGCTTCGATTGACAGGTTGCTATTAGCGTCAATACTCGCTGTAGTCGAACCAGCAAACGTCCCGGCGTCGTTGAACTGAACAGAGCGGTCAGGGTCTCCGGGAGTCCCGCCGCCGATGTTGTTTATCTCGACAGAAACCTCATCAGCCCAGTTCTTCAGCATCCGCCACAACGTATAGAACCGAGGAACGAACGCGGTGTAACCGCCAGTCTGCGGAAGCTCCGGACTGTTAGGGAGTACCCGTCTGACCATCTATCGGCTACCGACTTCAGCGAAACGCACCGCGATCCCGTCCGCCTTCGCGGGCCCGGTATGTTCCACGCGGAACCGATGAAAGCGCCCACTCGACCGAACGTGATACTTGTTATCGCTCCGGCTGATCGAGGACGGGTTGAGGATCGTAAAGGCTGCGTCCATCGAGAACTTGGAATAGGGCCGACACGTCGCTGTAGTCGGCCCGCCCAGGTAACGCACGGACACATCCAGCGCAGCCGTCACTCCCTGATCGTCTCCGAAGTCGTTGGAGATAAAGGAACTGGCTTCGGCGGAGCCGGTAAGCGTTTTGATTTGGTGTGCCGTATCCACCACAGACAAATTGCGCGAGCCGGAAGTCCAGAAACCCGAGTCATACGAGATGTCCGTCGGAAGGTCGTTCCAAGTCGTGTAGAGAGAGCCAAGCCCGTCCCACGTGATAGACGGTTGCTGATAGTCCCTGACGGTCGTTTCTATCGTCCTCGCGGCACGGCCCCAGCGCTTCGTCCCCATGTGATACACAAGGCAGTCGTTAGGGTTGCCCGTGCTCTGCGTGTTGGCGAAGTACACCCACAGTCTCTGTGAGGATTCTTCGTACGCCAACTCGGTCCGGTAAGCCAGCGTGGACGATAGGTTGTCAGTCCACCATTGTTTTATCGGCCCGGAGATGTCCATCGGGTACGAGCCGTCATAGATCCAGATGCCATTCGGCGAGGCGAAGGCCACCATGTTCTGCACCGGGATCATGGCGTGCAGTCCTACGCAGCCAATCTCGTCAGACACAACGGTCGTTGTCCAGATCGTGTCCCCGCCCTGATAGTCCATGCGGTACAGGCTTCGGGCCTTCCCAACCACAACGCCTTCACCCAGACGAGCGCCAGCAGTAATAGCGCCCGGAGTCTGTAGCAACAGCCCGAAAGCGCATTGCGTATCAATGTCAGGGGTCCAGTCGGTGTAATCACGCAGCGCCGAGCAGTACCACCCGTGTGGCGTATCGGTCCCGTCGTTGTAGTTCAACAGCATCACGAAGCCCGCGACCGACAGGGCTATTGCGGCTTTCGGGGCTCCGGCAACGTCTGCGAAGTCTCCCGACGTGGAGAACTGTAGGTCTTCCGTTTTCGACGCAGCGATAGAAGCATTGCCGAACTGGCAAAATGTCCAGCGGTTCTCCGTCCCGAGGGAGTAATCGCCGACGGCTGCGGCATCGACCCAAGATCCTGCGGAGAGTTCGTAGATTTTCGTAGCCGTGCCAGCAAACGTCCGATTAGTTCCGGAAAGGTTTGTAAGAACAGCCGCGCCACGACAGGCTGCCGCCAGTGCTGGCGTGGCAGGAGGCGTAGTAGCGCTCGGCGCAGCTTCAAAACCGGCTTCATAGGGAATCCATTGACTGCAATCAACGAAAACACCGGGAGTGGCCGGATCAAGGTCCGGCGCGAAACCCTGAAACGGGATCAACGAACCCTCACGTTCAACTGCGCGCCGTACTTCCGCGCAGCGTCAGCGCTGGCAATCTCTCGGTACACGCTCTCCGTCTTGGCCTTCCACTTCGCCATGCCCGGCGTGTCGTAGACGTAATCGCAAAACTCTTGCATCGTCCGGAACAGGTACAGGTCAGGATGGTTCGTCAGCAGCCAGTTTGTCGAGTTGTCCTCTAGCGCGGGCACCTTCGCGTAATAGACCAGCGTCAACTCGGTGGCGTCGGTCATCGTGCGGATACCTTCGGCAACGACCGTGTAGAACCTGACGATGTCGTTTTCGCGTTCGAACGGCTCAAACTGCCCAGGGGTCAAGTAGTCCAACTCCCCATAGCGATCCGTCAGCGAACGAATCGACGCGAAGTCCATAGGGAGAGAGACAGCGTGCGCGGTAACAGTAACCGTCGTCCGCTCCTCCTGATAACTGGTCTTCAGCCGTCGATTGAATTCCGCTTCCGCCAACGTAATGAAGTCCGGGATGACGGTCGTCAGATCCGAACGATTCCCCCAGTTCGCAACCGCCGTCTGGAGCTCTGTATATGTCGAAATAGTCATTCAACGATGATCCGCTGCGGTTTCGTTCCAATGAGTCTCATGTCCCGCGAGGGGACGTGAGTCGTAGGCTTCTGATGCGTTACCTTCTCTAGCCCCGCTCTTTGCAGGACCCTCGCCAATTCCACTTGCCCCCAGCACCACTTATGCAGGTCGGCCTCAGTCTCGTGCGTGCTCGGGTCGCCATACAGCGCCCACATGGTCATATTGGCCTGGATCGGCTTGTTCTCTGTCATGCACTGGGTCAGGTAGCTAACCACCTTGTCCATGCAGGGAAGCTCAAGGATCAACTGCCCACCGGGCTTTAGCACCCTGATCCACTCCGCCAGAACCGTGTCCACGTCCCAGCGGTAGATATGCTCTAGGACGTGATAGGCGTGGATCTCGTCCGCGCAGTCACTCTCGAAGGGAAGTTCCTTCGTGATGTCGGCGACTACATCAGGCTCGCCGTAAAGGTCAACGTTGATGAATCCAGGCCACTTCTTCTTGCCGCATCCCAGCTGGATCAGGACGCGTGAAGAGAGGTCAACAACGTTTGCCAGTGGCGCGCTATCAGTTCCGGATTGAATCGTTGCCTCACGTAACTTTGTGCGATTGCAATGCGTTCTCTCGTGTCCTGACCCATCGCATAGTCAAGACCCTCTCTGACATTTCCAACCCATAACCCAGGAATTTCCGCATACGCAGGCATATCGCCAGTAACGACGAAGCGCCCACGCCGAATCGCGGTCACTGCACGATTGGCAGACTTCCCCATCTTCGCCCCCGTCGGCAGGAACGCCGCTCGACACTTCGCCAGTTGATTCCGTACCTCTGATCGGCTCCAAGGAATAGTTCCCGGCTGGTTACTCACGATCTTGACCAGATGCGTTCCCACGTCTCCGCGGGTCATCGCATCGAACAACACGGGCAGATTCGACTTGTGCCCGAACCAGAGGAGCGAACCACCATCCGGACAGGCCGGAGGCGCTTCAGCTTCCTCGTAGGGATCGTCGATGATCTTTGCCTTGCGCCCGGTGTGGTGCTGGATGATCTCAGCCATCATCGGGGAATTGCACGTCACCGCATCAGCCTTCTCGCAGGCTTCTTTGTAGTGGTCCGCGTGCTGATCCTCGAAGTGATCGTCGCAGACATCCATGACGATCTTGCCGTACAAGCCTTGAACGTCAGACCACTTCCACCCGTGCTTGGAGGCGATCAGAACGTCTTTCCCGTACCCGAAGCCCCACTTGAGCAGGTATTCGGCCGGGACACTCGCGCGCAGTCGGACAGAGGCAAGGACCGGGTTCGTTATCAGCCAAGTAAGGTTCATTTCTGGCCCAGCCCGTGGACTTCCACATAGTGCAGATACTTCCGGCCATCAATCATTTGGTGCAAGGCGTCGTCTACCCCGTCTTTGCCCACGTAGAACTCGCCCGCCTTGTTCGTGCTGACAACGAACCTGTCGAAATGCAGACAAGGGAACAGCACCCGAACCCCGGCCCACGAAAAGCGCCAGTAGTCCTCGGGATAGGCGTGATATCTGTGAATCCACGGCACCGCGATGTACGCATGCCCACCGGGCTTCAGCAGCTGGGTAATGTTGCCCGCCATCGCCCACGGGTTTTGGCAGTGCTCCAGCACCGAACAGCAGATCACCAGATCGAACGAGTTCGACTCCAGCGGCCCTACAGTCGAGGACAGGTCGAGAACAAGATCGACGTTCTTCCCGTTCTGGATGTCCACCCCGATGTGCTCGGCATCCCACAGGCGGAAGTCCTGCGTGTTGCCGTAGTCCTTGGAGCCGACTTCTAGAACCCGCTTGGGCTTGCCCTGGTAAGCCTTCTCCAGGAACTTGATCTGGTTAGGCGTGCCCATTCGCCAGTATCTGCATTGCCCGCCACTCGTCGGCGTGCGGTGCGTCTTTGTAGTGCTCAAACCCCGGAACACCCGCGGTCCAGTGGACTAGCTTCGCCGTCTGGTTTGGTCCGTACTCGTCGGCGAGCCAGTTCCACTCCATCGACAAAGTGCCTATGTCGTTGTCTCGCAACCAGTCAAACGACAGGATTTGCAGAGGACTCGCCGTCCGCAAATACTCCGGCGTCAACTTCCTCCACGCGGGGTGCTCGCAGTTGATAATCATCAGACTCGCCCAGTTCTTCCGGGGATAGTCTTTGTTGTCTGACTCCATCGTAGTCCCGACGTACTTCCGCGGGTTCTTCGTGGTGTAGTGGTGCTTGACGACTTGCACTGCTTTCCACGAGGTGTACTGCTGCGCCAGTTCGTACAGGTCCCCACGGCAGAGCATGTCTGCCCCGTCCGCGAAGATCGCCCAGCCCTTGTATCCCTCTAGGTAAGGAATCAGGAACCGCGACAGCGTGAACTGGTTTGTTCCCTCTTTCACGTCCCCCACCGCATGCCGCAACATCGGCTTGTACAGGGGCGTGATGCTCGTCGATCTTGT